ACCCGCTCGAGGTTCCCTCAACCCGCAACCGAAGCCAGGAATTCGGCGCCCAGATGCGCGCGAACCTCATTGACCGGGACGGCAAGAAGTTCTACGAGCTCGACGGGTACGCCTCCACGGTGAACGAGCCCTACGAGATGTACGACTTCTGGGGCCCGTACACGGAGATCGTCGACGGTGGGGCGTTCAACACGACCCTCGCCGCCGACCCTGACGTCGCGTTCCTGCTCAACCACCGCGGCGTCACGATGGCCCGCACGAAGTCGGGAACCCTCTCCCTCTCCGTCGACGACCACGGTCTCCGCTCGATCGCGCTGCTCAACCCCGAGCGCACGGATGTCAAGGACCTGGTCCACGCGATCAGCGACGGCGACATCGACCAGATGAGCTTCGGCTTCCGCATCGTCAGCGGGCAGTGGTCCCCGGACTACACCGAGTACCGCATCCTCGAGGTTGACCTCGACCGCGGAGACGTCTCGGCCGTGAACTACGGCGCGAACCCCAACACGACCATCGCGGCCCGAGCCAAGCAAGCCCTCGCCGCAGTCGAAGATCTCCCGGTCACCGTGCTCCGTGCGCTCGTCGCTCGAGGTGAAGAGCGCCTGCAGAGCGACGTCGGGCGAGCCGCGGCCGCGCCGGCCGCCGGCCCGACTCCCGCCTCCCCCGCCGAGGTCCGGAAGGTGTCCTACGCGGAGGCTCTCCTCCGCAATGACCTCGAGGACGTCTAGACCCCAACAGCTTCCCCGACCAACCGGTCGCGGATCCGCGCAAAGCCACTGACCCACGCAGAAGACCGACGGTCAGCGCCAGAAGAGCGAGCAGCACAGCGCACTCCACCAACACCGTGACACCCGTCACAGAAGGGGTTCATTCATGGACTTCGAAGCACTGCTCGCTCAGCTCAACGCTCGGCGAGCATCCGCACAGGCGTCGTTCGACGCCCTCGCCACGGAAGGCACCAGCATCCTGCGTGCCGCCCAGACAGACAACCAGCGCGCGCTCACCGACGAGGAGAACGCACGCTCGATCGCCATCACGCAGGAGCGAGCGACCCTGCGCGGCCAGCTCGCCGACATCGACGGACAGATCGCAACGGTCACCGCCGAGCGCGATGCCGACGCAGCGGCAACCGCCGCGGCCCAGCGCAGCGCACCGTCGGGCGCCGCGATCCCGCCCATCCACACCAACCCGGTCGCCCGCACCTACAACGAGCAGGCCGACCGGCGCGGCGTTCAGTTCGCCCTCGACGTGAGCCGCGCATTCCTCGGCGACTCGGAAGCGGCCGAGCGCATCGGCCGCCACATGGCAGAAGAGCGCGACGCCCGCGGCGGTCAGCTCATCGAGCGTGCCACCGGCACCGGTGCCTTCTCGGGCATCATCGTGCCGCAGTACCTCACCGAGCTCGGCACGCCGCTGGCCCGCGCTGGTCGGCCGCTCGCGGATGCGATGAACCACCACGACCTGCCCGCGCAGGGCATGGTCGTGTACATCCCGCGTGCCACGACCGGCACGTCCGCCGCAGATCAGGCAGCGGAGTTCGACACCGTTGCCGAGAGCGACTACGACGACACGCTGATGACGATCCCGGTCCGCACCGCGGCCGGTTCGCAGACGCTGTCGCGCCAGGCGCTCGAGCGCGGTGTCGGCGTCGAGGACACCATCATGCAGGACCTGCACGGTGCGCTCGACGTCAACCTCGACAGCGGCCTGATCAACAAGGCGACCGTCGGTCTGTCGGCAGCGGCGACGGCGATCTCCTACACCGATGGCACGCCGACCGCGGAGGAGCTGTACCCCAAGCTCCTGCAGGCGCCGGCGGCCGCGGAGGCCGCGCTCCTCGACGCATCGGTGGGCGACGTCATCATCGCCATGCACTCGCGTCGCTGGTACTGGCTGCAGTCGCAGCTCACGACCAAGTTCCCGCTCTTCGGTCAGCCCGGTCTGTCGGGCAACCAGGCCGGCGTGAACTACGGCGAGGTCTACGGCGCGGGCTTCCGCGGCCTCCTGCCGTCGGGCACGCCGGTGATCGTGGACAACAACATCGCCACGAACCTCGGCGCAGGCACCAACGAGGACGAGATGTACTTCGTCGCTCAGTCTGAGGCGCACCTCTGGGAAGACCCGTCGGCACCGCGCCTCATCCGCGCGGAGCAGTCGCAGTCGAAGAAGCTGGCGGTGGACCTGGTCCTCTACAGCTACTACGCCTTCACCTTCCTCCGTCGCCCGCACGCCCAGAAGATCGGCGGCACCGGCCTCGTCACGCCGGCGTTCGCCTGATCCGAGCTGTCACTACCCCAGGGGGTGGGAGTCGCCATGCTCCCGCCCCCTGGGCACCACCAAAGGACTGCAGGAGAGAGGGAGCCCATGAGCACCATCGAGCAGGAGATCGAAGCGCTCGAGTTCGAACGTGAGGGCTACGTCACGTTCGAAAAGCCCGACCGTGTGAAGGCCGTCGACGCCGAGATCAAACGTCTGAAGGCCGAGCTGAAAAAGCGCAGCGGCACCGACGAGGAAGACGACTCGAGCGAGGTCGGACCGAAGGTCATCTCGGAGGCGGACGCCGCCGAGGAAGGTCCCCAGACGGACGGCGAAGACATCGCCAACGCCCGCGCGGCTGCCCACCGAGAGCAGAGCCTCGACGTTGTCGACACCCCCGTCGTTACGGAGGCAGAGGTCGCCGAGCAGGACTCGCCCGAGAAGGTCGAGGAGCGCTCCAACGAGCTCGCCGCGGATCACGCGGAAGAGGACCAATCCGACCCCGTGGAGGCGCACATCGTGACCGAGGCCGAAGTCGCCGAAGAAGTGCACGACGCGGAGGAGAACGCCGACGAGCCTGTCGCCCCGAAACCGAAGCCGAAGCGCACCACCACGAACAGCAAGCCGCGCACGACGCGGTAGGAGGCGACATGCCCATCGACGTCGGATCGACCGTCGAGGCCCGCTGGACCCGCGGCCCCGACCACGCCAACGAAACGGGCGTCACGCTCACCGTCACCCGCCCCGATGGGACCCTCCTCACCCCGGCCCCCTCCGTCACGGAGAAGCCGGCGGCGTCGGGCACGTACATTGCACCCTTCGTCGCCGGCCTGCCCGGGCGTTACGTCCTGACGTGGGATGCCGGCACCATCCGGTACACCGACGTCGTGTCGATCTGGCCGTCGGATCCCCGATTCCTCGTCAGCCTCGACGCCGCGATCCAGTCGCTCCGCTGGCCCGATGCAATCGCAGCGAAGAACGCCGATCTCCTGCGCCTGTACGTCGCGGCCGCGACCGAGGTGATCGAGGACATCGTCGGCGCCGTGCTGGTGCGCACCATCGTGCAGCCATCCGACGGCGGTCGCACGGGGATCGCGCTGTGGGAACGGCCCTCGTCGATCGTCAGCGTCACCGTCGGCGGCCAGGCCTACACGGGTCACGTCCCCAATCTCAACGCCGGCATCGTCTACGCCGACGGCGGCGACGGACGATTCCCCGATGGGCGGCAGAACGTCGTCGTGACGTACCGCACGGGGTTCGAGTCGATCCCGCCCTCGATCCAGCTCGGCACGCTCGAGCTCATCCGCCACCTGTGGCAGGTCGGGCAGCAGGCCCTCACGGGCGACGGCAGCCCGAGCTACGACCCCACGACCAACCAGACCACCAATACCCGCAGCGGCTTCGCGGTCCCGAACCGCGTGATCGAGCTGTGCGGCAATCACTACGCGCTCCCCGGGATGGCCTGATGTCCGGCTTCGCAACCAGCACCGCAGCGTTCACGTTCAAGCGCGCGATTTACGACGCCGCCGTCGCGCTGTGGAAAGACAGCGAACCCGAGTTCGGTGTCATCTGGGGATCGCTCGGGACCTACGTGCCCGACGCCTACGTCCAGTTCCTCGGCACCGTCGTGTCGCAGGAGCCGGCCACCCAGGGCACCAACCGATCCCGCGAGGAAACGCTCGAGCTCGAAACGCAGTGGTTCGTCACGAAGTGGGGCGACGAGGACGTTTCGCGCGACGCGGAGGAATACCTCTACGAGCGACTCGGTGAGCTCGAGCGGCATGTGCGCATGACGGACACCACGCTCGGCGGGATCGTCAGGGACTGCTTCCTCACCGAGCTCGTCACCGATCAGGCCAGCTACACCCACAACAACGCAGCCGGCCGTCTCGCGGCCGCGATCGCCACCTTCACCGCCCACGTCCGCGTCACCAGGTAGGAGACCACGATGGTCAAGCTCATTCACCACTCGCCGCTCGGCGCACTCGAGATCCCCGGCGTGCTCGGCAACCCCGAACCGGGCGAGCCGTTCGACGCCCCGCCAGCGATCGCGGAGCGGTTGCTCGAGCAGAGCGATCTGTTCCAGAAGGCCGTCTCGCCCTACTCGAAGATGCACGTCCCCGAGCTCGAGGAGCTCGCCCGCGAGCGAGAGATCGTCCCCGACGGCACCAAGAAGGCCGACATCATCGCCGCGCTCGAAGCGGCCGACGCCGAGGAGGCATCCGAATGACCACTCAGCTGGACTGCTCCATCGGCATCAAGAAGGAAACGACCTACGGCACGCCCGTCACGGTCGACCGTTTCCTCGAGTTCGTGAGCGAGTCGATCGACTACGAGAGGACCTACTTCCAGGGAGCTGGCCTCCGACCCGGATCTCGCGTCGCCCGCTCCGGACGACGCGCCCTGACCCGCGACGGCGGCGCCGGCGACATCGAGCTCGAGGTACCCACCCGGGGCCTCGGCGTCCTTTTCGAAGCGATGCTCGGCACCGGCACTTCGACGCTCGTCGAGACCGGTCTCTACCAGCAGCTCTTCACGCTGATCAAGGAGGACTACCAGCCCTCCCTCACGATGCAGAAGGGCATCCCGCGCCTGGGTCAGAACGTCATCGACGCCTACACGATGCGCGGCGCGGTCTGCTCGAGCTTCGACCTGACGCTCGCGAACAGCGACGTGCTCAAGCTGAAGTCGAGTTGGACGTCCAAGGACATCGTCACGGACATCGCATACGCCACCCCGTCCTACCCCG